GTTTTCAAAATAGCTATCTAAACTGCTAATTTTGAATGGCTGGGTACCTAAAAGTTGGTTCGTTTTATCGATGAACTCTTTGACTAAATTGCAAGTAATTGGATTCGCATCGTCTATAATAATGTTACTAATTTGCAATCCAGCGGCCTTTATGATCCCCGAACAATGAATGTTTTTATCAACATACAGAGATGTATCAGTGGTTAAATACGTGTCTGCTAAACGCCGTGATGTATTTATTGCAACACCATTATCATTTACAATGAAACTCCATTTTGTATTTGAAGTATTATTTAAATCGTTCAAATCGTTTATATCGTTTAAATGATATGTTTTCTCTCCTACAACTAAAAATTCTTCTTTTCTTCTCAGATCTAATCTGTTTAAATTTTTAGCTTCAAAGTCATCATTGAGTTGTAAACCTATGGCCACTGAATCTATTTGTATTACAGGGGGCATAGTATCATTTTCTAGATAACTCATATTATCTTACTCTATTTAAAAGAAAAATACATTTAATATTTATATATATAAAAAATGATATATTATAATTAATATATTAATATATTAATTTCTAAAATGAAACGTATTGAAAATATTCATAATAAAACGATGGAGATTGATATCGAGAATCAGCCATATAATAACAAGAATATCCTCTTGCAGCGCGAGGATTTAGATAATTTGTTGAATAGCAATGGGCTCTCGGGGTTACAAATTAAAAATATCAATTTATATCGTGTCGCATTCGTTCATAAATCTTATTGTACTATGAAAAATGCGGATTTTGATAAGAGTAATGCTAATTGTCCCGCGGGATGCCTGCCTTTACAAGATATGTCCTATGAACGTTTGGAATTTCTCGGCGATTCTCTACTTGGTATGATTGTAACAAATTATTTATATCTACGATT